GGTGTCGATGAAGCTGTCGAGCGGTGGCAACTCGGGGCAGTTACCGATTTCCAAGCCGCTGACGGTGATGTAACGCGCGGTGTTGCGATAGAGCTCGATCCCGGCGCGAGTTTTGCGATCGAAGGTTAACTTTCGATGCGTTTCGGGGCCGCTGACTTTACCGATTAGGCGCAAGCCAGAGCCAGAAACCGTAACCTCGCAATAGGCGCCGTTGGCCTCGGCTTGAAGATCCTTAGCCCAAGGATCGATCGTGCCGGTTTCGGCATTGCGCGCATGATCAAGATCGCCGGCGCCGATATCGCTGTTTAGCAACATGAAGCCGATGCCGTCGGCATCACCGTCGGCAACGCGCTGCACAGCGGCGGCATAGGAGCCCCAGGTTGCCGGATCGTTGCTCTTGGCATTCTGGCTCGGATTGCGCGCCTGGCGCGGCGGCTTCGTCCATTCCACCTCGCCGTTCTTCTTGGTGCGCGGCTCCCACGGCCACACCACCCAACGATCCTGCAACGTCAGCGGTTGCAACGCCGGCGGAAGGTTCGCCAGATTGCCGCTATGGGTTTTCGGCTTCTCGTTCATCTTCCTCTCGCGTAAATCGAGCGGAGCCATTTAGCTTGCTTCTTTGTCGGTTCGCCGCCGTGCAGGGTCCAGCGCACCATGTCGGCTACAAATTTTCGCTCGCGCTCGTCACGCAAACGCGCGCTGCGTGCCTCGCATTCGCGTGCGATATCGTGCCAGGACGGCTCGTCGACGTTGCGGAAAACCGGCTCATGCTCGGCCGCCTGACGGCCATCGGCAACACCGCGCTGGTAGATTTCGCGGGCATCTTCCTCGCTGAATTTCTTGTCACTACCCCCGATGTTGGCGGCGAGGGTGTGGACATCGAGGCCGGCATTGTCGAGCGTGCGCACGATTGCGCGTGCGGCGTTGAGCACGTCGCCGTCCTGGTTGGACGACAACATACGAATAAGCTTACCGAGCCGGTCGGCGATGGGATCGAGCACGCTGCTCATGGCTCTTTCCAACATCTATCCTGGTGGCTGCACATGACGCAGCGCCAGTCGCCAGCGTCATCGGTGAAGCGCGGCAGCAGTTGGCCGCCACGGCTAGCCTCGATGATCGCTACCGCGCGGTCGCTTGCGGCTTGTGCACGCCCGGCATCAAACGGGACGAGAAAATGAATGCGTTCGCAGGTGTCGGCGTTGAGCGCGGTAAAGAGTGCGGGATTCGTGACGTCCAAATAGCTTTGATAGAGCGCGACTTGCACGGCGTATTCGGGAAAGGCTTTGATCAAGCCCTCGCGTTCGAGCTTCTTCCAGCCTTTCGAGCCGAGCGCCTTGTGCTCCCAGATCAGCGGGTAAATTAGATAAACACCAGGCAGATCGGGCCCCGCGATGATGATGCCGTCGGCATGTCCGCGGAGCAGTCCGCCAACGGCGGAGAAAGCAAGCATCTGCGGCGGAGCAAACCGAAAGCCGGCAGCGACTAGGTGTTGGCGCGAGCGCTGCTCGAAATAGTGACCGCGCTCAAAAATTTCGTAGGTGCGGCCAGCATGTACCGGATCGAACCAATCGTACTGCACCCGCCTCGGACATTCGTGCCCGATGATCGAAGCGCCAAGATAGGGGCGCGGCTGCCGGATAGTGCGCTGCGCAGCCTGTTCGATCGCCGCGTTGATCGCGCCGCTGATCGTCGAAGCCGAGATGTTGGCGCGGTTGAAGTCGAGCACGGCAAACTGCTCATTGACTGTTAGAATCCAATTGGATCGTTGAGCTCGTCGCTTGTCATTAACGGTCCGCCGCTCGCCGCATTAGTTTGGCGTGCAAGCTGGGCTGCACTGGATTTGCGGGTGATGGTAGCGCCGCTGAGATCGCGAGCGATCATGCCCTTGCGGATCAAGGCAAACGCCGCAGTCAGAAGCACTAGCATCTCCTCGCGCGACCAATTGGCGAGCGGTTTCGTCCAATCGATGCCGGAGGTTTCGCTGAGATCGGGCAGGATGGCGGCGATGGCGCCAACATCCCACGGGTTCGGATCGTATCCAACCGCACGGATCGTCAGTTCGCTATCGATCTGTTCCGCAACTGCTTGCTCGCTGCGCACCACGATCCAAGCAAAGAGGCAGCTGGAAAAAATCCAGCCCCATTCGGTATCGCTCAACCGTCCCACCGGCGCCGCCGGGTTGACGGCGCCACCCTCGACGACTTTGCGAGCGGCCGCGATGGCGGCGGCCGTCGCCTTGCGCAGCCAAACGTCTTCCATCGCGCTGTCCATCAGTGGCTCCATGCCGGGCGTTGGACGACTTGGCCGCCGCCGCTTGTCGGCCCGGTGCTCGCGCTACTGTTGGACTTCGTGAATGGCGGCTGTTGCTCGACGCTATACCATTGTTTGTGGTCGGGGGTGATTGCCTCGAGCAACACGTTTTTGTCCGCATAGTTGCCGGTGCCGTCTGGCTTCGGCTCGCCCTTCTTGATGCCGATCTTGGCGATGAAGCAGAGGCCGTCGAAGTCGCCATAGCTCTCGACTTGCCGCGCTTGCTTCGCCGCCTCGCTCATGTCCTTTGGCATAATGCCGCGGGCACTCTCGAGGATCGCACATAGCAGCGCGCGGTTGGTTTCTCCCATCTGGCCATGGCCGTCAGTCGTGCCAGCCAGAGTCAGCAAGCCCCAGAATTTCCGCCGTGCGAAGTCGCCGTCGATAACGGTGAATTCGCAGTCGAGCGCTTCGGAACGTCCGTCCTTGGAGCGCTTGAGCCAACCTCCGGGGCCGGCGTTGCCGCCACGAACGTGCATTGCGACCGTGGCGACGGTGTTGGCGGGGATCAGATCAGTGCTACGTTGCTTTCCAGTTGCGTCGTTGAAGTCCATGTTACTCTCCATGTTAGTCATGGCTGTCTCCTGTAGTTACGGGGGGTTGGTAGGTGAACGGTTTTCGCTCGGACGGCGTGACGAGCTTCGTCAGCAATTCGCCGAGATGCGGCTTTTCGAGTAAGTCCAATTTCCCGGAGCGATCGCCGGCGGGGAAACGCCAGACATTGGGTTGGCACACAAAGCAGCGTGTTGGCGGCTGCTTGTCACCGAAGTCGACAAAGTTCAGCGTGACGATCTGATCAACGATACCGGGCAACTCGCGTGCAGTCTTTTGACCCTCGAGTTGAATCGTCCATTCGCCGCGTCGAAATTCGTCAGTCATCCATTCGAGGATGGCAACGAAGATCACGTTCTTTCCACGTGCGTGTTGCAGTTGAGTGAGCCAGGCGATCATCTCGCGAGCGAGAAGGCCGTAAGCCCCGCGAATATCTTTCCTGCCGCTGCGCTCGCTAAAAGCTTCTGGCTGCTGTTCGCTCCAGGTGAAGCAAAGGCGAGCGGCGACGGTGATGCTGTCGATGAAAAATGTGTCGTACTTGTCGAGCGACAAGCTGTTGAAGCTCGAACGGATCGCATCGAAGTGCGCCTGGCTATAGCAGGCCGTCGGCGGAAGCGCCGGGTTGGGGCCGGTGAGGAAGCACGCGAGATCGCGACATTCTTCCCAAGTCTGCGGCCGCAAGGCATCGACCGGCACATCCTGCACGGCGAGGTCGCCTGCCTCGAGATCGAGAAACAACGTCCGCTTCGAATCGAGCGTGCGAAGTTGAGTCGTCTTCCCGATCTTGGCCGGGCCGACGAGAAGCATCTTGACGCCAGACTTCTCGCGCAACCGTTCGTCGGCGGAAATGATTCTCATGACATCCTCCCTCGCAAAAGATTCCACGTCTGCAGTTGTGCGATGGCCTGTTCGAGGCCAAAGGCGACATCAACGGTAGCGCCGGCGCGGCGCAGGCGCTCATGACAAACACGCTGCACGCCTGTGAGCTTGCCGTGTTCGCTCTTAAGCTCTAGGCAGAAGACGCGGCCTTCGAAGATGATGATGATGTCAGGCACACCGGCGATGGTGCCGATCGATTTCAGAATCGCCGCTTCAGTCTTCCTGCGATAGCCGCCGAGCGGCACGTGAAAAGCAAAAGCGTCCGGCCGGCCGTCCCACGCAAGCAAATCAATGGTCGCGCGCTGAATCTGCGCTTCGGTCGGGACCTTGACGGTGCGGGTATGATGAAGGCGCTTCATCTTAGTGCCGCACTGCCATGGCGTTGTAGATGACCCGCTCTTTGATGCGCTTCATGCGGGTGTTCGGATTTTCTTGCTTGAGGTGACTGACAGTGAGGCCACGGAGCCGATCCCCGATCCGATCACGGAAGCCCTGCGGTACAACTGGCCAGATCGCATCAAAGCCGATCCCGGCCAGTGCCTCAGTTCGGTCGGCGGGGGAAAGTCGCTTCCAAGCCGTGGTAAAGGCCGCCACCGCGCCGGGTTTCGGCTTGGCAGGCTGCGATGTGCCCTTGGCCTTTCGGATGAGCCTCAAGGCCGCATTGATGCTCAAATGCGAAACGCGTTTCGCATTTGCCTCGACCAGATCCCGGTTCTCTGCCAGAGTGACGTAGATCTGCGCCATGCGCACCGAACCGCAGGTGCGGAGATAGAGCGCACTCCACTGGCCATGGTTGACAAGCTTGCGCTGCGCGATCTCGATCAAGGCGTCGCCTGCCTTCATCGCGAGCCGCAGTTTCTCACTGCCGAGACGGGCAGCCTCGTTTTCCAGGCGCTCGATACTGGCGTGTGCCGCGATCGCAGCGCGCTCCAACTCATCCAGGCTCGCCTTGACAGCTACGTTGGCTGAAACAATATTGCTCATTGTCTCTTCTCCAGTGCTCGGGACGCGCCAACGTCCCGCTTCGACGACAAAAACCCCGGTGCCTCGCGGTGCCGGGGTTTTGCTAGGCGGTGACTGCTAAGTGCGCGAGGTGGTTGCGCAGGAGTCGACGCCTGGTCGACGTCCAGATCTTCCCGATCTGGTCAGCGTCCAGGTAGCCGCGCTCAAGCATGTAATACGCA